TGCCTCCTTGTGAACAACTACGCAAATCACCGAACCACTTCTTAAGGAAAGGAATCATGCCGGTGTGCATAATCTCACCACCTCTAATGGGGCTACCAAGAGGTCTTAATCTACCAATCTCTAAACCTATGCCAGCACGTTTGCTAGCATATTTAGCCATCATTTCACCTGACGCAAAGATTGAATCCAGGTCATCGTCACTACGGATAAGTACACAACTGCTAAACTGCTTAGTAGGAGTACCAAGACCGGCAAGAACAGGAGTAGCAAGAGTAAATAAACCGTCGCTTGCGGCGTTGTAATACTCCTTGATGTAACGCATTCTGGCGTTGTTGGGTTCCTCTTTGTGGAATACAGTGGCGGCTGCAACCATGTAGCGTACTTGTGGTGTCTCATAAATTTCCTTTGTGCTACGATTACGCACAAGATATTTCTCAATCAACTGTTCGATAGCCGCATAAGAATATTGTTCATCTTTCTCATGCTCAAGCATATCATTCATTTTGTTCCAATCATCTTCACTATACCATTCTAATAATTCTGGTGTGTAAAGACCAACTGATACATTCTTTTTTACAATTTCATAAAGATGGGGAGGATTATAGTCTCCGTATACATCTTTGCGTAGCATACTAAGGCGCTGTTTGCCTGCTACATATTGATAATTGGTATTACCAATATCTGGATTACTTTCAATATCGATAAGATCGACAACCGCACGTAGTGTTATTTCATCAATTTCTCTAGTAGTGATTCCGTCATAGAAATGTGGCTGAGCCTTAATTTCTATCATTGACTGACTTACATCTGCTATACCTTTGCATATTTTTGCTACTTGCGCTTGCCACTTTTCTAATGTTAAAATCTCTTTATTGCCGTTTCTTTTCGTAACATATATTTTCATGGTTTGCCTATTCTGTTTATTATTGGCGAAACGTCATAGCGTTTCGTTATGGTGAAGTCTTGTAGACAGTTATTTACTACCGTATTAGGCCAGTAATTCAATACATATTTTGCGTTATCAACAAGGACTAATACCACATCTTCACTATTATCGTCTTTTGCGTCAACTAAGTCAATATCTTTGACGCCCAATAATAACAACGTGTAAATCATACCCAAACCTCTTGCATATGGGCAATAGTTATTATCAGCCAATAACTCCCAGGGATTAGGCCACTGAGGGATATCAACTGGATGTAAGTAGTATGACGTTTGTGGGCAAAACTGCCAAAAAGCATCGGTTTCGATGCATTTTTGTTTTAAGTCACAATTGGCTAATTTTTCTCGGAGTTCGTGCCAAGCACGTAAACGTGTTTGATAATCTAGTGTGAATACATTCATCATTAGTACTTATCAGTTAAATATAATTATGATTAATAATGATACTTACCTAATAAGTTTTGAAACAGGTACATGCGGTGTATTTATAAAAACGATGTTAGAACAGATTATAGCACAAGACCATCCGGCATATCAAGAAGTATTAGAGTTTCCTAATTCACACGCACATGATGTTAATTTTTTCAAGCGCCCATTAATGGATGATCATTTTTACACCTTTGTAGCAAGTGAGTATGAAGGGGAAATTAATAGTTATCAATCTGCTATCTCAGTGAATCATGACAAACCATTAATATACAGAGACCATATGGTCCCAAACTGGGATTTGTTGTTTAGTAAATTTTCTAATTCTAAAAACATTGTGATAACTTTCTCAGAAGATATGGTAGAATATGTCGCTACGTTTAGATATCACAAGTATGAATCACAGTTTGAATGGGCTAAAGAAACTGATATGTGGAAATGGCATATAGATAAATTCCCGTTCTCTTATAAATATCCTTTGGTAAAACCAAAGCAATATGAAGATAGAATAATAGAAATACGTTTTAAAGATATCTTGTTTAATAAAGAAAAGGTATTGAACGTACTAGCAAATATCACTAATAGATCAATACCTAATTTTGTCAACGAATCATATGATAATTATTTAAATGCCCAGCAAAAGAGTTACTCTTGGCTATTTAAAAATTATGCGTAAGTTGCGCTGAGTGTGTACCATTGTGTGGTGGTAGTTGCTATGAAATCTAATCTGCCACCAGCCGGTAATGAATAGGCTGCATTTGCGGCTGCACTATTGATTGCGCCACCCGATGCTGGGTAGACATTAAGTGCAGTAGCCGATGTATTCATAACAGTTATACGCATACCTGCAACTGCTGTTGGTAACACAACACCCTGACTTGCGCTTACAGTACTTACTACGTTAATATCTTTTGCTAGGGCAGTAGCAGTGCCTTGCGTAGAACCTGCTGCCGATATACCTGTAGCAACAGATTGTACTAGATAACTTGTAAGTGTAACGTTTGCTTGTGCTGTAATATTACCTGAAACAGTTAATGATGTTAACGTGCCAGTTGACGTAATATTAGGTTGCGCCGCAGTTGTTATCGTACCTGCTGTAGTTGCTGAAGCAACGCTAATATTAGAAACGTTGGCATCAGTGATAACAATGTTTCCGTTCATTGCACCGTGTGCTGAACATTGATATTTGTAATTGCCTGTTATGCCATATGGAACTTTCCAATATAATGTTCCTGCAGTTTGTCCCTGAGCAGAAGAGCCATTAGACACTGTACCTGTTGTTGCAACGTGTGTCAACCCGGTAGAATAATTAGCACCACCTGATGTTTGTATTAAGAATGGATGACCACCGACATTTAAATTAAACGCTAGAGTTTGACCACTCTCAACATATAATGCAGGGTTATTGCCGCTACCATATTGATCGAATAGATATCCACTAGCGCCGTTGGCTGTAACATCTAATCTGGTGCCTGCTTGCAAGTATATCTCGTCTGTTGTTAGACCAGAAGTAGAAATCGTAGTGATATTACCAAATGTAAGACTTGACAATGCACTACCATTACCACTGAACACACCTGTATTCGCAGTTATATTTGCGGCTGTTATATTACCACTTACACCTAATGATGTTAATGTACCAACACTTGTTACGTTTGGCTGTGCGGCAGTTGTTAACGTTCCTGCTAGTAATGATGCACCAACTGTACCGCTATTTGCGTATACGTTGCCTGATGTTATATTACCTGTAACTGCAAGACTTGTTAGTGTACCAACTGATGTTACGTTTGGTTGTGCTGCCGTTGTTAAAGTGCCAGTCAATAAACTTGCACCGATAGTGCCGCTGTTTGCGTATACGTTACCTGATGTTGTATTTCCTGTAACTGCAAGGCTCGTTAATGTGCCTACACTTGTGATATTAGGTTGTGCCGCAGTGTATACTGTACCTGCAACTAATGCGTTTGCTACTTGACCAGTTACGTTACCGCCTGCTAACTGTGACAATCCACTACCATTACCACTAAAGATGCCTGTGTTTGCTGTTATGTTTGCCGCAGTAATGTTACCACTTACACCTAAACTTGTTAGTGTGCCTAAACTGGTGATTGTTGGCTGTGCAACGTTTACACTAAATTGACTACCGGTTAATGTTAAGCCTGAACCAGCAGTATATGTACCAGCACCTGAGAATTGTACCCAGTTCACATCGGTTGTACCAACAGTTGTTACTGGATCAGTCATCACCCAACCAGTGTTATCATACAATGTACCGGCAGTAACGAATGTGAAGTCACCACCTGCCATTTCTGTCGGAGTATCAAAGTCGGTTGAACGAGTCAATACTGTACTGCTTGTGCGATCATAGATACCGTTATGTGCGGCATTTGCTTCGTTCTTGACAAGGATACGCATACCATTTGACAATGTAACACCATCAATTGTTGTGTATGAACCCGTTGTTGTCAATGTTGCACCAACACCACTTGTGCCATTGTTATATGTAACAGTACCACCTGATATTGTTGCTAATGTACCTGTTGTGGCTGCATTACAACTATCATGTGTGTGCAATCCTTGAGCAACGTCATCGACATATTGTTTTGTTGCCGCATCGGTTGAGTTTACTGGTGTAGCAAGATTAATAATATTGTTACTGGTCATGTCTAAGTTACCAGCAATACTGCTAGTACCAGTACCAGTTACACTCAATATACCTGTAGTAGTTAAGTTACCACCTGACACATTACCTGTTGCACTGACTGCCCCGGCTGTTGTTAAGTTACCGCCTGAAACATTGCCGGTTGCACTTACAACTCCACCCGTTGTTAAGTTACCACCACTGACATTACCTGTGGCAGTAATCAATCCAGCAGTACCTAAGTTACCTACGTTTGCATTTCCTGTAACGTCTAGTGTTCCTGCAACATTTACACCTGTACCTGTTACTAACAATACGTTAGTATTACCTGCAACACTAATACCAATGTTTCCACCGCTACTTGCTACAGCAACATTACTTGTGCCATTGGCAACTTGTCCGTTTACATTTCCTGATAAATTTCCTACAAATGTTGTTGCAATCAATCCACCATTTGCTAAATTAGCACTGAATCCTGAATTGGCTGCTAGTGCATAGTTTGCAGTAGAACTACCATTTATAAATGCAGGATAATATGTACCAGTAGATTGAGATGTTACAACACCAAAATCACTTACGTTAGCATATGCTACATTAAGATTTGCAACACGTGTTGTGCTTGCTACTGCTAAGGGAGCAGTACCAGTTGTAACATTGCTTTCTAAACTACTTGCTACAACTTTACCTGCTGTATTTAAATTGCCACCTGCTACGTTGCCAGTTACAGTTAAACTTGTTAATGTACCAACACTTGTAATATTTGGTTGAGCATTTGTTGTTAATGATCCGCCTACAGTGTTACCAGTGATAACGTTTGCACCAATCGTGCCGGCGTTCGCATAAACGTTGCCTGCATTCACGTTACCTGTAACACCAACGCTTGTAAGTGTTCCTAAACTTGTAACGTTTGGTTGACTTGCTGATGTTAATGAACCTGCTACAGTTGTGAATACGCCTGCGGCTGCGCCGATGTTGCCAACGTTGGCATTACCTGTCACGCTCAATGCGCCGGCTGTTGTTAAGTTGCCACCTGATACATTGCCTGTCGCTGTTACGACACCGCCGGTTGTTAGGTTGCCACCTGATACATTACCGGTAGCACTGACTGTTGCGCTAGCATTAAGATTAGTAACGTTTGCGTTACCAGTTACAGTAAGTACGTTAGTTGCTGAATCGAATGTTAGATTAGCACTTGCACCGAAGTCATTGCTGTCATTGTACTGTAACTGAGTGTTTGAACCGGCTGCTTGTTGGAAGTCTACTGGACTTCCATTTGCATAATAATAGTTGTTGGTTTTGATTCCGTTTGCAGATATGTTACCTACAACGTTTAAATATCCTGAAGTGAAAATACCTTCTGCATTGTCTGTGGTCTCAATGCCAAAAATGTTTGCTTTGCCCGTGCTATTAAATGTGATTGCGGCGTTAGAGTTGTCTGTTAAGTCCCAAAATGTTGCGTTCTCAATACTAGCGATACCGCCATTCTGAATATAGAATGCATAGTTGCCTACACCGCTACCCATAGCATTACCAAGAATACCAATGTTGTATCCACCACTATGTGTATCAGTTGCATAACCACGAACACCTACTGCGGCGCCTGTGTCTGCTGTATTGGTAACATGACCTTCACCTTGTATACCTGTACCTTTTGTACCACCTACTGCTCTAGCAAGACCCAATACACCGATACCAGTAACGTTTGCATTCGCACTATTAGCGACTGCTTCGCCAACTAAACCTATATTGTCTGGAGCAGTTACACCTGAATTATCTTGTGAACTGATTGACGTTGCATTAGCAAAATCTGTGTTGCTTGATGTTGCCCCTATGTATAAACTTGTTAGTGTACCAACACTTGTTACGTTTGGTTGGGCTGCATATGTCAATACGCCAGTAAAATAATTACCAGTGACTACGTTTCCTAAGTTTGCATTGGCTGCTGTAAGATTTCCAGTAACATCTAAAGTACCTGTTACGTTTGCGCCGGTACCTGTAACAGTTAAAATATTAGCATTACCTGCTACACTGACGGTTACATTGCCACTTACACCAACAATATCAACATTACTTGTTCCGTTAGCAATACTAGAAACAGCAATGTCTCCAGCAATCAATGTGCCGGTTACTGTTAAGTTGCTAACTGTTAATAATTCGGTTGAGTTATTCCATGTGAAATTCGCACTACCGCCAAAACTTTCATTGTCATTAAATTGTACTGCTTGGTTAGAACCACCGGGATTATCTAAATCCCATGGATTACCATTAGCATAATAGAGATTGTCAGTCTTAATACCGGTAGTAGCAAGATTACTACCGTCAAATGTTAGATTTGCACTGCCTGCTAATGCACCATTAGCGTTGTATACGACTTGAGTGTTACTTGTAGATACTGTAGGGAAAGTTTGTGTATTGCCCGTAGCGTCTTTTACGACTACCTGATCACTGGCGTTTAAAAATAACGTACCTTTCCCGGCTGGGGGTGTAGGTACGTTTGCTGACGATTCTTGCTTTAATATTAATGACATGTCTAATCCCTAATACAAGTATTTATCTTTTTTGAACCCGTAAGTATACATAAAAGTCTATGTATATTTATCGATTTTTGCAAATACTTAAAACAGGAACGTCGAAATTCCAGCCACTAATAACAGTAGTCCACACCAAATTCCTAAGGCACTATAATATGTTTTTAACGGAGTTCCAAAATATCTATTACCCACCATCACACATTTATGTGTGGGGCTGAGTAGGTATCCTGCATAATCGACTGCGAAAAACCATAAGAAATACTGTGGGCCAAATACACTAGACATTAAGACTGCTAAGGCTATAAACTTTCCACTGGATCCCATTAAAAAACTAGCCACAAATCCAATCCCAGAAACAATTATCATACCTAAAACTGTGTTAATATCGATTCCTAATCCTTTAATATACTCATTTATTAATGCTTCTTGGCTCTTAAAGTAGTTTCCTAGAACGATGACAACTGCTACAGTCAACAATACTTCCCAGTTAATATATGATCTTAACTTGTTGAAATCCCATGTTTGCGTAATGAAAACATAATACAATGCTAATAATCCAAAAATAGTGAATATGTACTTGTCGCCACCTACGTAGATGTAAGTCCCGATCGCTACTAGAAATGGCAAAACGTTTCTTGTTATTGCACTAATTTTAAACGGAACTGATTCGATTGCTATTTCTTCTTCTTTGACTTTAAAGAATATGTAATACAAAATAAAGGCCGCGCTGACTAATAACAATGGCCAAATCATATTCAACCATGCTAGATAGCCTAAACCAAACGTCGCCATTGGAATAATAACAGTCTTTTCTAATGGGCTCCATAGATAATAATGATGAGTAGATAGATAGTCTACAACTCCCATTTTTTGTCTACCATGATTATGACCACAATCTTTATGAGTGATAGTGTCTAATACTCCGGCGCTGACGGTGACACGACCTTCAATGGGTAACACACCGCTAAATGCACTGATCAAAAATAATACTAGACGATTGCTTTTAAATGACTCCTTGATATAAGAATACATGGGCATGAAAAGATTTTTTTCTTTTGCTATACCTGCAACAATCATAATAAAGAATACTAACCAAAGATATTCTAAGCCCTTCAAATACTGCATAAATTACTTTCTCCAAAAGTGAAACGGGCATTTCTTTTCTTCTTTATGAAAATGCCCTTCATATAATTTGCGTAATCTAGTTCTATTTAAAATATAACTCATACTGTTTGCAAAATTACGCTTTTTAGACCATATATCGTCATGTTCATTCTTATCACGGACAACTAATTCTAATTCGTCCTCACACAACGGAATAATATGCGCTAACGGCGTTCCTGCTGTGATTCTTCCATTACCGTTAGGTATGTTCCAATTCATTTGAATATTAATTTCTGTACTGATTGCAGGATCTAATATACCAGTCATTGCTTCAAAATCAAAACTATCAGGATAAGGAACTGCTGTTATCAATAATTTTACACCCTTAGGTGCGATAACATGCCATGGGGTGTTTAATTTTAGCACACTAGGATGTGCCCATTTTGGTCTAGGAAGATGTTTACCAGTAGTCTTATAACTATGTGCTGAGGCAATATCTTCATTAGATTTTAATTTTACTAGTTCTTTACTAGGAACTTCCCATGCATAATTGTCCCCATCTGTTTTAAATGATATATCGTGCCATGCGGGTACGATATAACCATGATTGAATAAATCAAAAATTCCTGGACAGCGATATAAATGTGTCTGATCTTTATCACTCTGCTTATAATCTGCACGAACGATGTTTATCCATTTAGGTAGACAATCGACAGGTTTTAAGACGGGAACTGTATCTGCAAGTCCGTATACATCACTATAAAATTCAATTTTGCGCATATTGTTGTTCTGGTTTGGGGTTAAATCTGATATTCATTGATATGTTTATTCTATCTCTATCGCTTGTATTTGTTTCGACCTCATGAGGTAACCATGCAGGGAATACAAGTAAATCTCCATCTTGGGGAGATATAGCGATAGTGCTTGTAAAGGGCGCAAATAAATTACAACTGTCTGTTATATTATTAGGGTTATAAAATACAATATCACCTGTGCCTGTTGCTTGTAGATAATACACTGCAACATACTGCCATAATCTATGTTCATGAACCTTGTTCTTACTTCCCGGTTTATTGATATTAGTCCAATATGCTATCTCACTACCCACAAATTCTTTTGTTTTATCTTTGTATGTAGGATCTAATTCTTGATAATACATTCCGGCTTCACTAACAACTTGCTGTATCTCTTTCATTAACCAGTCTATATTGTTATACTTGTAATAAGTTCTCCAGCATCCTGGATTAGTAAACATCATATTATCTGGATTTTTACGTTGATCCTCGTATGCTTGATTGATCAAGTCTTGTCTTTGTTCAGGCGTACCGATGTTTACTTGAAATACATCCGCGGTTAATACTAAAAATCTTTTAATCATTTTTGCACCACCACAACGTATAATCCATTCCACCACATATTCTTATTCTCGGGGCTATTCAGCATCATTTTAGAATATAACTTTTTAAGTTTAGCAGTTCCAATGCCCATATCAGCACCCTGAACTACACCCTGCCAATTAGCATCGTCAAATATTAAAATACTAGTATCCGCAAAACATTCGCTAAAGTACTTTACAGCCCGCATAGTTGTTTCTATATCATGCGGACCATCATAGAAAAATAAATCTATATCTTTTATTTTAGACTTGTCTGTAGCAAATACATCATTATCATGTATATTAACTTTGAAGCCATTTAGATTCTTTAAGAATTCACCTTTTGTATTGTCGGGTAGACTGAACTCCTCGCTCATAGGTTGAATATTACCTGACCAGTTGTCTACACAATGCATATTGATACCTGCTAATGCTACAGGATATGCTGTTGCACCCATAGCACTACCAACTTCTAAATAGTTTGTGCTACGTTTGGCTAATGCATGCAAGAGTTTTTGTACTCTAGGACTTGTCAGTCCTTCAACTTTGATATCTAAATCAATATTTACAGAATTAACTAGTTCTTCAGTAACAGCCAATATTTTTGGATGTGCGACTTCCTTAGATTTCGCTTGATATATCTTATCGCAATAATCGCAGTCCCAACAATCAAACTTACAATTCTTTATCTTATCACGCCATGCTTGTATAGGCTTACCTTTGAGATTAGTATCTTCTAAGTATTCCTCAAATGCATTGAAGAGTATTGGCTCATTGTTTCTATATCTACGGACAATGTCCATAGTATCATATAATCTATCAATGCTTTCACGCCCATGCATTTTAATCACATCAGCATATTGCATTAACTCTACCCAATCTTCACGCCATGGTGGAAAGTTTGCAGTCTTAAGCATACTGCTAGGATCTTCCATTTCCCATTTAGCACAACTAACTCTGCTTATTGTATCGTTAAAGTATTGTGCCCCGTCTTGACCACGTGTATTATTGAACTGAAAATGTTCTTTCATAATTGCACAACCCCCAGTGCAACCCTCGTTAGCAAGCAAACTTATCTTTATACCATATTTGTCTGCGACTTTTCGTATCTTAATAAGTTCATCACGGTCACGCATTAGATCACGGTCAAGATTTACATAATGGAATCCTGCTTCTGCTAATTTTGCTACGTCATTAGCACGATTAACGTCCCATAATATAGTATTCTTAATGAATAATTCGGGAAACGCTTTTTGTATTTGCCCTGTCAATATCCAAGTAGTATGTGGGATAGTTGCACTACGAACTCCAGCATCGTATAAAAACTTAAAGTTATGTATAAACAAGTCTAAGTTATCTTGGCTAGGTCTTACTAATGTATTGTTAAACGTTGCTGATACCTTAATACCCAATGATTTTTGAATATATAATGCGGCCTCGATAGGTGCAGTATCATTGATATTGAATACGTCACCCATTGCATCCTGTATAAAGGGAGGCATACGACTTGTGAAATACAAATCGTATATAACGTCTTTGTTTTCTTTTAAAAACTCGTAAAAGTCTTTAAATTGTTGCTCGTTTAGTTTTGGGTTGATAGGAATAGAGAACATATCTCTATGTATCATTTACAGATCGTACTTAGAACTTTCCTCTATACCCAATTCTAGTTGCTGTTTAACGGGCATATTATATCCAAAACGATTGTGTATAAGCACATTCAAGTCTCGCATGTCTTTACATTCTCTGATTTCTTTTTCAATCAGTTGTTTTTTAGACAATAGTATTGATACTTGATTATCAAATCTATTCTTAGCATCAACTACTTTATTTGCCATTTCAGTAAGTGAAATGTTTCTTTGCTCTGCCAGTGATTGCAACATTGGAAGATTAGTTTCATTTGTTTCTAAATGTTGTTTCGCTTCTGCAAATTGCGTGTTCCAAGATAAAAACTCTAAGGTACTTACACCCAGATTCAAATGTTCTAATCTCTTATCATAGACTTCATCTAGCATTTTTCTTAAAACTATCTTCATAAATTTAGCACCGTTCTCTAAATCTTTTTCTGTAAGATAGTATTTCTTTTTTACACTAGAAGGTTCATCGCTACTAACAATATCTAGTTGATCATTGATAAGTGTGTTAACTCTTACACTTACATAACCACTAAAATTACCTGCAAACTTCCATGCTAGTGCAACATCTTCGTCATCAATAACTGTAGGATTAAGATGTTTGATTGGTACTAAATCTTTAACGCTATCATCTAACCAACCAACGATATAGTCAATATATTGACCAACACGTTTAACTAATCCTAACTGCGGTTCACTGACCGTTTTGAATATTAGAAACATTTTCTTCTTCTGCCTTAAACATCAATTGTTTTACTAATGGTGAATTAGTTAACATATTGTTTTGGACGTTTTGGTTTACTTGACTTAGTAAATTATTAGTACGAATTTCATTTCTTACAAAGAAATCGCATGCTAACTTCATTACTTCTAACTGTTGGTCAGGAGCAAGCATGACTACTGCATCCATATTACCTACACCTGCACGACCATAAGCAATCATATCCATTGCTGTTTGTTTTGCTAATCGTAATGTCCAATAATCTCTTTCTAATCTCTCACATAATTCAGGATCATCAAACACATCAATCAACTTAGTACCATCAGGCAATGTTCCTTCAGGACTGTTGTTAAAGTCATCAATGACTTTTAGAAACAGATTTCTTTCTGCTGTAGCATCACGCAATCTAAGTTGGCTTCTCTTCAATGCAGCCTGCATCTTAAAGATTTCAAGTTCGTGAAGTGCTTTTTGTGCAGGACTTTGGCATGCCGCTGCTTTTTCTTTTTCAAGTTCTATCTCAAGTTGAGCCTTTTTATTCTCATATAGCATCGACTCGACTGCCATTTCACGGCCATTAAGTTCTATGATGTATTGTTTTAATTTTGCATATGGTGTTATTTGAGCATTGCCCACAAAGTGCTTGACTTTGAATTCGGGCATTACCAAATTACGATTATTTGATTTTTCTATAAGGTCTCTGTGTTCCTGGCTTAAATTGTCATGGTCATTCATTTATCGACTCCTTCTGCTACTACTTATGCCTTCCAGAAGCCGTGCCCAGAACTTCCTCCCGGTACACCTGTTCTAACACTTCCTGATCCTAATTCATATCCAGTATCAGAACTATATGTGAATTTCCAACCTACATTATTTTGAGCACCATTATACATACCCATCATGTATTGCCAATTTTGACCCATATCAAAGTTTTCTTCACCTGAGTTACCTACGGGTTTTGATACAGTCCAATATGAATCTGTAGCGGCAACATAACGTCTTAAATTGTAGCCCTCATTATATGTTCCTTCGTTACCCATATAACCTTTACCCCATTTGCTACTAATTCCCTTTTGTTGTCCGTTCGTTTGTACTCCGTTTGCTGTACCTAAGGTAAATGTAGTGCCTGTACTAAAAGTTAACTTTTGTCCTGAACTACCCCAAAAATATCCAAATGTCTCGTCACTCCAGGCACTAACTCCATATTGATAACTACTGTCGCCCGTCTGCCCCGTGCCGCTACCTGTTACAAATACTTCTGTAGCCATTGTCCATACACTAATTGATGAGTCACCTCCACCTGTAACATATGCATATTGTGTTTCTTTGAAAATGGTACCGCAGTCATTTCTTGCTACAGGCATATCCCAAGAACCCTGTGTTCCTGCTGTAGTCTCGGTATTCATATTGAATGCCACAGTTGTTCTTGTTGTTTCTCCAAACGCCGCGGCCGCTGCACACCACATCCAAGCACGTGTTAAACTGCATGCACCTGAAGTGTAGTTTGCATTTTGTGCTAACAGATCACCTAGATTAGTACATACGTCGGTTGCATGTTGCATGCGATTAACGTTTTTCCATGGACTGCTATCTTTATAACCACCTGCTACATAACTTGCTGTGATGATTTGTCTATAAGGAAACTGTAGTCCACCTGCTGTTTGTGTTACGTCTTTCCATAATCCACCATCATAAATTTCCATAATGTTAGTAGATGAATTATATATTACTTGACCAGTAACTGGGCTTGCAGGTCTTGTAGCCGAAGTATATACTGGAATACTAACTCCATTAGCACTTAGTATATCAGTATTGTTTAATTTAAAAGCCACTTAACCTCTCCAATAACAATGTCCGGAACTACCACCTGGTACTCCTGTTCTTACACTACCACTACCTAATTCAAAACCTGTATCAGTTGAGTATGTAAATTTCCAACCTCTATTGTTTTGCACGCCGTCATACATGCCCATCATATATTGCCATGCTTGTCCCATATCATAGTTTTCTTCACCTATGTTGCCGATCGGTCTTGTAACAAGTGTATATGTATCAGTTGAAACCACATATCTTCGGAAATTATAACCACCGTTATAACCTCCTTCATTACCTAAATATCCTCTACCTAATTTACTACTGATACCTTTTTGTTGACCATTAACATTCACACCACTTGCAGTAGCAACTGAGTAGGTAGTTCCTGATGCAAAAGTAACTTTCTGTCCTCCTGCACCCCACCAGTATCCAACATTTTCGTCACTGAACGCACTGGTTCCGTAACTATAACCAGAGTCACCTGCAACTCCGGCAACTGCTCCTGCACTCATAGTCTGTGTTGCGAAAGTGAAAACGTTTACTTGAGTTCCACCACCGCCGGTTACATATGCATATTGTGTTTCTTTGAACACTGTGCCACTATCATTCTTACCATTTATTAGATTCCAATTATTGTTTGTGCCCATAGTAGTTTCAGTAAACATTTGAAACACTACAGTTAGTGTTGCATTACTATTATTGTTATTAGCCTCTGCTCCCCAAGTGTATGCTGTTGTTAGATCGTTTGCTCCAGATGTGTAGTTTGCCGCAACACTTAATAAACTACCTAAGTTAGTACATATATCTGTACTATGATTCATACGATTAACGTTTTGCCATGGTGTACCATCTTTGTATCCACCTGCTACAAAACTATTAGTAATAATTTGTCTATATAAGAATGCACCGCCGCTGGTATTATAGATGACAGGTTTCCAAATACCCTGATCATACATCTCTAAGTAACCAGTTGTACTGTTATAAATTGTTTGTCCTGTTGTAGGATTGCTAGGTCTCGTGGCTGTAGTAAATGAGGGTACAGAGATACCCAGTGTTGACATTATATCTGTAGAACCAACTTTAAATGTCATTATGCGCTCCAAACACAGTGACCAGAACTACCACCAGGTACTCCTGTTCTTACACTACCACTGCCCAATTCAATGCCGGTATCGGTACCATAAGTAAACTTCCAACCTCGATTGTTCTGTGCTCCATCATACATGCCCATCATGTATTGATGTGATTGTCCCATGTCGAGATTTTCTTCTCCACTATTGCCTATAGGTTTATTAATAGTGGTCGCTGTTTCTGTGCTGAATACCATACGATACATTATATAACCACCGTTATAACTTCCATTAGCACCTGCGTATCCACGACCTAATTTACTATTAATACCTTTTTGTTGACCATGTGCGCCACCAATTGGAGTACCTCTTATCTCATATGCAGGTTTTAAAAGATTATTACTTGTGAATGTATGTGTATTAAATGTTAATTTAGTACTACCCTGACTTGTACTCCAAAAATAGCAAGCATTCTCATCACTAACTGAACTACTATCTGCACTTCCTTGAGCATTATATGATAATGATGTATTGAATGGTTGCTGCCATGGGACGCCAATGTACATTGATTCTGTTGTTAGATTAAAAATATCCATGCTTGCAGACCCGCCACCCATGATAAAAGCAAATTCAGTTTCTTTAAATCCGGTGGCACTGTCATCTCTACTAATTCTGATATTCCAAGCACTATTTGTACCGGCAGTAGTTTCAGTATTCATATTGATAGCACATGTAGTTGTACCTGATCCCATACCATCACATGACCAAATAAATCCTCTAGTAGTATTATTGACCCCGCTAACATATGCACCGGCTTGTGATAACAAGTCTCCTAAGTTAGTACATACATCTGTAGCATGTGTCATTCTATTAACATTGCGCCATGGGCTACTATTTTGATAGCCACCGCAGACAAAACTTTTTGTGATAACCTGTCTATATAGATATCCAGCAGTGCCGGGAAATACTCCAACATTATTCCATGCGCCATTAGCATAGACTTGCATAGTCTGTGTTGTAGAATTATATATGACTTGACCTTGTACAGGACTTGCAGGTCGTGTTGCAGTAGTAAATGTAGCAACGTTAAATCCATTGCTAGTAGCATTAACGTTTGCGTTAGCGTTGTTGCCTACATAGAAACCCATTATTCACCTTTTAACTTTTTAATTTCTTGTTTCAATTCTTGAATCGTATTTTCATGTTCTTTGATTGATTCGATTAAGTATGGAACTAATCTCTCATACATGACTGTTAGATAGTCAGGATGTAATGGGCTTGGTTTGACAGTCTCGCTTGCAACTTTTTGCACTGATCCTGCGCCAACACCAACTTGTAATTCATCTGTAACACCTAATGATTTTGCTAATTCATTTGGACGATAATAGAATGTGTCTATAGCACAAACTTTCTCAACTGCGTTTTCAATCTTACCGACTACATCTTTAAGTTTTTCGTCAGAGTAATTAGTAATAACGTCACCCACACAATAGATGTTGCCGGTGTTTCTAAACGAACCGTCACTACTACGTAATTCTGCTACGATACTTGGATTGCTACCGTTACTTGCACTTTCCCATGTCCAACCATATCCACTAGAGTTTTCGATGAAACTACGCAATCCCCAACTTGTTACGATATTACCACTCGGTGCAGTGATATTTGCTGTGGGTCCACAACCAGTAGCCCCTGCAGGTGACATATAATCAGTCCAAGTATTATAGTTAGTAGCATACCAATTTATACCTGTACCTGCTCCGCTTGAACGATTAATATAAATGTCAGTCAATGTAGCGGCACCCGACACAGTTACGCTTGATAATGTACCAACTGATGTGATGTTGGGTTGTGCTGCCGTTGTTACTGTGCCTGCTGTACCTGAAACACTACCTGTGATAGTTGCTGTTACACTAAGACCAGTTAGTGTGCCTACTGATGTAATGTTTGGCTGTGCTGCCGTTGTTACTGTACCTGCAGTGGTTGCACTTGTTGCAGTACCTGCACTTGTCGCATATGTTGCATTCGCAACTGTACCAGTTACGTTACCACCTGGAATACTTGTTAACCCAGTGGCTGCACCATAATGAGTTGCAGTTATGTTGCCTGCTGTGATGTTGCCCGTAACTGCTAAACTTGATAATGTACCTACGCTTGTGATATTTGGCTGTGCCGCAGTTGTCACCGTGCCAGCCGTTGTAGCACTAGTAGCACTAGTAGCACTTGTTGCTGAAGTTGCGCTTGTTGCAGTTCCTGCGCTTGTCGCATAAGTTGCATTTGCAACTGTACCAGTTACATTGGCGCCTGCTAAGTTAGTAAGTCCTGCACCATTGCCACTGAATATGCCAGTATTCGCTGTGATATTTGCGGCTGTTATGTTACCACTTACACCCAACGATCCTAAAGTGCCTACACTTGTAATCTGTGTTTGACTTGCATTGACACTAAATGTCTGACCAGTTAATGTTAATCCAGTGCCCGCTTGGTATGTGCCTGCTCCACTGAATTGTGTGAATGTTATATTGCTTACACCAACTACAGGATTATCATTTGTTTGAACCCAACCGGTATCTGCTTGAGTAGTACCTGATGTTACAAATAAGAAGTCGCCGCCTGCCATTTCAGCAGTAGTATCGTAATCGGTTGCTCTAGTTAATGTGGTTGCGTTAGTGTATACATATACACCGTTCCAGACAGCATTTGCTTCATTCTTAACAAGAATACGTGTTCCAACTGTATTAATTGTTACTCCGTCAATTGTAGCATATGTACCCGTAGTCGTTATTGTTGCTCCAACACCACTACTGCCATTGTTATAACTTGTGCTACCACCTGATAATGTTGCAAGAGTGTCAGTAGTTGCAGCCGCACAACTGTCATGCACATGTAATCCTTGTGCTGTAGTGTCTACATAATTCTTTGTAGCAACGTCTTGTGCATTTACAGGTTCAGCAACGTTACTGATGTTTTTATTGTTCATATTAACGTTACCGCTAAATGAACCTGTTCCTGTTGCTACTAATGCCGCAGTACCTAAGTTACCAACGTTAGCATTTCCTGATACGTTGAGTGAAGTTAATGTTCCAACACTTGTAATGTTAGGTTGAGCGGCTGTTGTAACGGTACCAGCAGTTGTTGCTGCACCACTTAATGCACCAGTAAATGTTGTTGCGCTGACATTACCTGCACTTATATTACCGGTAGTTGAGATAGTATTGCTACCAAAACTTGCTAAGAAGGTTGCTACATTACTATTGCCATAAGTAACTGGTGCGCTTGCAAAAGTACCATTACCGTAAAGTATATTACTTGAGTTACCATCAATGTTAACATTAGCAATGTTACCTATTCCAACTACATTGGCTAACGCTACACTGTTTGCAACACTAGCATATGGAACAGCACCACTTACGTTTGCGCCTGGAATATTTGTTAGTCCGGCTGCATTACCTGTAAACTTACCTGTGTTTGATGTGATGTTGGCTGCGGTAAAATTGTTGCTGACATTTAAGTTGGCTAGTGTACCTAGACTTGTGATGTTTGGTTGAGCCGCAGTTGTCAATGTGCCAGTAAAATAGTTTGCTGATACTGTGTTGCCACCTAATACATTGGCTGCGCTTAAGTCTCCGCTTGCTACAATACCGCCAACTTCTAAATTACCTGCGACAAATGTTCCATAGTTATTAACTGTAACAATATAATTAGCAATGTCTACATCAGAAGCCGCTATTATTTTTCCTGTACTATTATCATACCCGACAAAACTTGACTTCTCACTTGTAGTATAATACCACATCTGAGAACCACGATCAAATCCATCATTGTTTACTAGTGGTGCATCGTTAGCACCTCTACCCATTGTAATGATTGGATTCTGAACATTTAAACTATTTGAATTAGTGTATGTTGTGTTACCAATTACAGTTAAGTTACCATTGATTGTAGCATCGCCTGCTACTTGCAATGCTCCTTGCGCTATTAAACTACCTGCAACAAAGTTACCCCAACTGTTTACTGATACCACTTCGTTGAATATCGATACGTCTGTGGCTGCTATCAAGTTACCTGTGCTATTATCATATCCGATAAATGCTTGCTTTTCGCTAGTAGTATAATACCAAAGTTGTTCACCACGATCTTTACCGTCGTTAGTTGTCAATGGCGCATTATTAGGTCCGCGACCTACACCAATGATTGGGAACTCAACGTCTAATGTCGCTGTGTTAACGAATGTTGTTACACCTGATACAGTTAGATTACCTGTTATAGTTGCATTGCCACTAACTGTTAATGACCCTGCATTAGCACGACCGGTTGTATTAAGATTACCACCACTTATATTACCTGTTACTGTTAGTCCAACTAGTGTACCTAAAACAGTGATATTTGGTTGGCTTGAATTTGTTACTGTATTTGCCGTGCTTGCATGTGTGGCGTTTGCTACAGTACCAGTTACATTAGCGCCAGTCAGACTTGTTAATCCTGCACCATTACTTACGATATTTGTTACTGATAACGTGTTTGTTGTCTTGTCAAAAGTAAAAGATGCTACGGCACCAAAGATATTTGCATCGTTAAACTGTACTTGCGTGTTGCTTCCACCTGCGTTAGTAGTGAACTGATATGGATTCCCGTTAGCATATTTGATAACGTCAGTTAATACCGCACCCACATTCGCATTACCGCTTACGGTTAAACTTGTTAATGTACCAACACTTGTAATATTTGGTTGAGCATTTACAGTAATAGTATTTGCTGTATCTGCACCACCTGCTGTAGTGGCATAACTTGAATTAGCAACAGATCCAGTAACATTAGTTCCTGTTATATTACTTAAGTTACCACCGTCACCGGTAAATCCACCTGTGTTAGCAGTGATATTACCTATTACTGTTAGTCCACCTGTAGAAAAATTTGCTATGTTATTACTGGCTATGATAACTGCTACATTACCATTAACTGATGGGATACTAACATTACTGACACCATTTTGTATTTTCCAAGTATCGATAGTTACGAAACTTAATCCACCATTACCATTTGTAGTTAGTACTTGCCCGTTGCTACCACCTGTTATTGTGATATTGCTGATAGCATTTAAATTGCTAGTACCAGTTACAACTAATGTGCCAAAATTACCTGTATTTGCAGTGGTTATATTACCTGTTACAGATAAACTAGTTAATGTACCTACGCTAGTTAAGTTTGGTAATGATGTATTGACTGAGAATTGAGTTCCTACTAAAGTAAGACCATCACCGGCTGTATATGTACCAGCACCTGAAAACTGTGACCAAACAATATTGCTAGTACCTATTGTAGGACTGTCTGTTGTTTGCACCCATCCACTGTCTGCATATGTGCTGCCTGATGTTACGAAAGTAAAATCGCCACCAGATATTTCAGTATTAGTATCAAAGTCTGTAGAACGTGTTAATGTGGTTGTGTTAGTATATGTGTAGATACCATTCCATGCGCCATTTGATTCATTCTTAACAAGAATACGGCTTCCAACACTTTGTATGTTTACTCCGTCAATAGTTGTAAACGTACCTGTTGTAGTAATTGTTGCACCTACACCACTAGTTCCATTATTATAACTTGTTGAACCACTTGAAGCAACTGCCAACGTTGAGGTTGTTGCTACTAAACAACTAGGATGAACATTCAAGCCCTGTGCTGTGCTGTCTACATAATTTTTTGTAGCCGCATCACTTGCATTTACTGGTTCTGCTAAGTTACCAATTCTAGCATTACCAACATCAACTGATCCTGTACCAGTTGGTCTAAGATTAACGTCTTGATTTGTACCTTCTGCTGATATTGTTATTGCAGTACCATTACCAGTGATATTATTTGAAACTACATGATTAGCAGTTACAATATTACCTGTTACTGATAAGTTAACTAATGTACCTAATTGAGTTACGTTTGGATGTGATGAACTTGTTAATGCACCACCTAATGTCGTTGCAGATACATTACCTGCAACACTTAAATCTGTAAGTGTACCTACACTTGTTATGTTTGGCTGTGAACTTGCTGACACCACATTCGCTGTTGCAACTTCACCGCTAACTGCATTTCCAAATACAAAATTAGCAGTATTAGCAACGTTTGCGAAACTAGCGTTACCATTTAGATTTCCAACAAAGAAATTAGCAGTTACGCTGTTGCCTAAATTAGCATTTCCACCTGTGATTAATCCATTAACTGTTAAGTTAGCCGCAAAATTAGCCTCAGTCTCAGAAAATGTTACACGATTACTATATCCGGCAACGCTAAAATTAATATTTGCGTTGTTAAGAATATTAATATTGCTGACACCATTGGCTAATTCGCTAGTGCTAGCAGTACCTGTGCCCGCAACTGTGAACGTTCCGCCGTCTGGATTTTGTAATATTATTGAGTTGCCATTAGAATAAATGACAGCATTACCGACGTTTACATTGCCGGTAACTGTTGCGTTTCCGAACGTATAGTTCGCAGTATCGTTTAAGTTAAAGGGTTGAAGTTCGGTTAAAGCCATAGTATAGTATTTATCTTACTATACTTTCTCTACCCAACTTGTTGTATTTTCATCCCAAATATACGGTTTGTCATCATTAGGATGTGGAACAGGAGAATACCATCGACATGTATCTTCGTTGAATAGCCAACTTGGATAGGGTTGCGGAGGAATAAAACCATCTAATATAGGGTCATAACTGTATCCTACACCGGCATAATTTTTTCTAAAGTTATGATTATAACTTGTTTGTTTCCAAATTGTATCTTGTCCTAACAAGTTTCTACAAAAAGCAATACCTATATTTTCATTCTCTACGCCATCTTCCGTAGAAGTATCTTTGTTGTCTACAACAATCACTCTTATTACTATATTGTTTTCATCTAACTGTGCAAAATGTGCCATGATTACCTCATTACTGATATCTATATTTAATAATTACTATGCCGGATCCACCATTTCCGCCCGTTTGATACGGGGAAGGAGCACCATTTCCTGCACCTGATCCACCACCACCGCCGGTGTTTGCACCGCCGGCACCACCTAAATATCCACTACAACTTCCTCCTGGATTTCTTCCACCAGTTCCGCCACTACCAAATCTACTGCTGTCTCCCCAGCCGGCTCCGCCGCCACCTGCACCCCCATTACCTCCATAAGTGCCTGCTGTGTTATAGTAATATATCATTCCGGCACCACCACCACCATAATAATAATTGTTACCGTCTATATTATTTTGAACTCCTGTGCCCCCATTGCCACCTGAACTTGCATTGTTTGGTGGACTGCTACCATTACCCCCGGCGCCGGCGCCGCCACCTGTAGGGTAATTTCCACCATTCTGTCCTGTTCCACCTGTGTAG